CTATCTCGCCGTAACCCCGAACTCACTGCTCGGCTGTTTTTTCAGTTTTAATGTTTTGCGTGTATCTGGTGCTGATTTTTCTGGGAAATTTAACCAAGCAAACTCACCGTGTAATTGTTTTGCTGCTTCGTCGTATGCTTTGGCCGCTTCAATCTTGTTGGTATATAAACCTAAGTGAGTAACTTTACTGTTACAACAAATTTGCGCTTGCCATTTTTTTGCGGACTTCATCCAGCTAACGCCTTTATACCCGCTTTTGTTACTTGCCCTGATCCCTTGGTTGTGCTGGTTTTGGTTGTGAGTGCAAATTCGCAAATTTTCAATTCTGTTATTTAACTTATCCCCGTCGATATGATCGATGTGCATATGAGGGCACTTACCGTGAACTACAGCCCATATTGCCCTATGCTCAATTGCTTGGCCTACCATTGACACATTTACTCGCCTGTATCCCCTGTGGTCTATAAAGCAGGATAATGGCTCACCTGTATTCTCTTTCACTAGGCATCCTTTTTCACTGTCATAACAAATGCCTTTAAAATTTGATTTAACGTATTTGTCGCTGAATCTCATTTGAAATACACCTCTCATATTTATAAGGAATATTTCTTATGAAATTGCATCTCATTGCCGTTCTTACCTGAACCCGCCGAGTGCCCGACGCATGGTTTAAAGTCGCGCCGTTCGACTATCTTTTATCTCTGGTTTCCCTTCGATGTGGTTTAATATAGCTAAAGTTATTATTGATGTAAATAGCCTGGGATATACAAAAGCTATATTTGGCTATATATTTTTGTTTTAAAAGGCTATTTATTTTTTAATTTTTTATTGAAATGTGACGAACGGTGATTTTTAGGTATAAAAAAGCCCTCATGAAGAGGGCTTGGGTGGTGATTCTCTTTTTATATTAACATTACAGACATATTGAAAACTCGGCCTACAACTTTTACGCTTTCAATATCTGCTATTTCGTCAGGGTAATCTACTGAATTGTAACTCCTGATTATCAGTTTGCCGCCAGGCTGCCTTAATAAGACCTTTACTCTAAATAGATCATCTTGCTCTATAAAGTATACCCCTCCATCAACAATTTTCTTATCGTTGCAATTCACAAAAACCGTTGTTCCGTTGGGGATTATTGGCTCCATGCTCTCACCATGAACAGGGAATGCACACACACCGCTTGGTGATATTCCATATCTTCTTAGTGTTGATTTAGAAAATCTTAATTTAAAGTTATTGTGATCTTCGTTATTTGTACAGCCAACCCCTGCAGCTAATTCTATACTCTTAAAATAGGGCACTTCTACCTCATCATCATCTAACGGAGTTGAATTTCCCCATTCAGATATTTCTCGCATTGATAGCTCATCTTTACTAACACCATCCTTTTCTTTCTGTAAGAAATCAGGAATAGCACCACCTCCAGTCGTTAGCCATACAGGGTCGACGTTTAGTGATTTAGCTATTTCTACGGCCTTTCTTGAACTTTGAGCCTTTCCAGACGTGAGTTTCCAGACGCTAGGTTGCGCCATCCCTACTGACTCAGCTAATTCAACTTGAGTCATTCCTCTCATCTTCATGGCTAAGTTTAGCCTTTCTGCAAATGTCGTATTTTTCATAATTTCATTATATAGCCGAGGTTATTTTACAACAAACAGCTAAAGCTATTTACTTCACGAATAACCTTGGCTATTATTAGCTATATTCCAACAGCCGAGGTTATTTATGAGAAATAAATTAATTGATAAGGCTATTGGCATGGTTGGTAGTCAGCAGAAGCTGGCTGAGATATGTAACGTAAAACAACCTTCTGTATGGGCTTGGTTACATGGAAAGAAAAAACCATCTGCCACTAGCGCAAAACGCATTGAACTAGCAACAAACGGAGTAGTTCAAGCGAGCAAATTAAGACCTGATTTACACGAGATTTTTGGTTAATCAGATCACAAAACAAAGCAGTAACTGAACGGCACAGTATATTGTCGGCCCCGAGGATCTGCCAAAACGGATGGCTAAAAGTCGGATGAGGGAGAAAGAGACACTATCCCGACAATTATCAACAATCCGCTCATATGGAATGAGCCACGGATCATTACTGCTGTTCTCTAACGAGAAGTAATTTAATAAGGAAATTAAACCATGGAATACACAAATACACGCAAACAATTTAATAAATTCATTTCAAATCACTTGATGGCTTCGGCATTACAGGCATTGAGAAATAAAACTCAGTCAGTGGTCGCTAAAACATTAGGTGTTCATGACTCAACCATTCTACGCAGAACTGAAAAATATCCTGAGATATGCGAGACATTAGTTGCATCAGGGATAGTCGATTTTGTGATGGAAGGTGAGAGGAAAATATCAGAGGAAGAATATCGCTTTTTATGGAAACAAATAGGTGAGCTTTCACAGATGAGAACAAAAGAAAACGCCCCGATTGTTGGAGCAACCGAGGCGCATTAACAAATGGACTTAACCATTTAATTTAACAAATACACTGTATCAATAACCAGTAATTACGACAAGGGAAATTTAGATTTCTCTTGTCTGATACAGCTAATTAATGGAGTAATTATGACACAAATAGAAAAGTGGCTTCAAGAGGCGCCAACTACGGAATCTATGGAGTTTCCAGAAGAGTATTCACCAAATGGATGGGTTTATGTTTTAAGAAACGACTCCATGCCTGATATTTACAAAGTTGGGCTGACCACAACAAGTCCGAAGAAGAGGGCTAGCGAGTTATCTTCTTCATCAGGGGTTCCTGAAAAGTTTGAAATCGTAAAGGCATTTATCTCCGAAAATCCCACAAGGGATGAGTCTGCTATTCATCGTGAATTAGCTAGATACAGAGTGAACGCTGGAAGGGAGTTTTTTAAATGCCCGTTGGAAAAGATTTTATCTGTATGTGAAAGGGTTATTCCTGACGGAAGTGCTGTAAAGGTCAATGACTTGGTGGATCGCTACAACCTTATTTCTTTTGAATCATTCGGAAAAATTCCAGATGCAGAAATAATGGAAATATGCGGAATAACTTACTTTGGTAGCGAAAGAGAATGTCTATCACGGTTAGCCTTGTTTGGAGCTGAATTTGTTCGTCATTTAACAAAAGATGGCGGAGCAGTCGTTTTTAATAATAACTCTTTTACCGTTTTATTACCGGAGGGATCCGATGAAATCTAACTTGAAACATGTTGATTTTGTTAACAAGACTATTATCCCTGATAAGTCGGAGGGCAATGTGGCTAGCCTTGATGAAGGTTATTTTCGTCTAGCTACAAGCATAGGAAATTTAAAGCCTAAATTAAAAATGTCTGGACATGAGCACCAAGTGTTTGATGCTGTAATTATGTGTACGTTCGGATGGAATAAATCAGAAGATAAGGTAACGAACACATACCTAGCAGAAATGACAGAGCTTGATGATTCAGATATCAATAAGGCGCTAAATAAGCTAGCTAATAGACGAATAATAAATTTAAGAAAATCAGGAGGTTTTAAAATTGTTAGCGTCAATAAAAACCTCAATGATTGGGTTCTAAATAGACAAAAAACAGCAACTACTAAAACTCCCAAAAAGACGGGTAAAACCTCCCATAATGTTGGGTGTTTTGACACTTTAAGTTTGGAGATATCGCCCAACACCAAAGACAGTCTTACCAAAGATAATAATATTAATAACTCTTCGTCCGAGAATTCTAACGAATCCTCTGACCGACCATCTGAAAAAGTTTTAGCCGTTAAACCTGATGCTGTTGTTAGCTCACCAAAAGGTAACAAGTGGGGTAATGCTGATGACCTGAAAGCTGCTCAATGGATTTACTCGCAAGTCTTGATAGTTAGCCCATCGACTAAAGAGCCTAACTGGTCAACATGGGCTAATGATATTCGTCTGATGAGACAACTAGACGGGCATACCCACCAAGATATTTGCAGGATGTTTAAATGGGCTAATCGTGACTCGTTCTGGTGTAGCAACGTGTTATCTCCCGCAAAACTACGTGAGAAATGGGACACATTGACCATACAGAGCCAACAACCCAATCGAGGTAAGCGACAGGTTGATCCTGAACCAGCACAGAGCTGGAATACTCGTGAAGCATGGGAGAATGATTTTATATGAAGACTAATCTGGCTACTGCAATCGCTAATCGTGATGCAGGCGCATTGGCTAGAATGGCTCAGAGTAGCACCCCGCAAAAAGTTGTAAATAATCATGCTGAGCAACTAGTCGATGTATTATTCCGAAATTTGAAACAAATATTTCCAGCCTCAGTAAACACCATTTTCAAAAACGAGTCAGAGGAACTTACTGCAAAGCGACAATGGATCGCCGCCTTTGCTGAAAATGGAATTACTACCAGAGAGCAACTTCAAAACGGTATGCGACATGCTAGAGCAAGTGATAACCCTTTCTGGCCTGCTGTTGGTCAATTTATCAAGTGGTGCAAGGAAGAAGATTATGTAGCTCTTGGTTTGCCTGACGAGGATCAGCTTTACGAACTCTATCGAGAATACTGCAAAATGCGTGGCTGGCGTGAAATGAAATGGCCCTCAAACGCTTGCTACTGGATGGTTACTAAAATTTACTCTGAGATGCGAAGTAAAAGCCTAACGGATAGTGAGGTTAAGAAGCTTTGCGCCAAAGAGTTAAGAACCATGACTGCAAGAATCAAATCAGGTGAAACTATTCCAGCGCCAGTGCTTCAAGTCGAGCACAAGATCACACCAACAAGTCGTAATAAATCACTATCAATAATCGCCAATTTGAAGCAAAAGCACGGCTTCAGATAGCTAAAAGGAATTTAAAAATGATCAAACACAGATTTGGTAAACCTTATGTTAGACGTTTACGTCCTGATGATATCCCTGAATCAGAAAAAGCTAAGTGGGCTATTAGCTATATAAATCATCCACAACACCACTTATCAACCACTAAAGCGTATGCGGTTTGCATGCATGGGTTTAAAGGTGTTTTTCAGGTGTGCCTATGCAAGAGATCACTAATGAAGTTAGTAAAAATGACGCAGAGTGAAGATTAACACGCAAGAGGATTTTTAGATGAGTGCAGATAACAATATTATTCAATTTAAAGCGCCTAGTGATGCCACTCCCTCAATTGATATAGAGGTTAAGGGAAGAAAGAACAGACAGCAAATGCAATGTAATCATCATTCACTGATTGTTGATGAGGAGCACCGAACAGTCGAATGTGATAATTGTGGTTGTGTTGTTGATGCTTTCGAGGTCTTGCTTGCTAGGGCTAACAATGGCGAGTCAGTAGTTAGACAGATAAGTCAGTTATTAGAACAGCGTGATGAGCTGCGTAAATCAGTTGATGGACTTTTGAGGGAAGAAAAGAACACTAAAGCCAGACTTCGCAGTGCTAGAACTGACCTTTTATTTATTGAAAATAAGAATTTGCAGCATGAGGGTAAGGTTGGATGAAACAGGTAATTAAGCGAGGTTTTGAGTGATGAAAGGAACAGAATTTAAAAAGTTGATGTGGATCTACGCTGATGAGGCAATGACACGGAAGCGTAGATATGTTAGGGGTGGGAAAAAGACAGCGGACCGCAATCGAAAAATGCACAAACCATATCGTTGTGAAAAGGTTATGAATCGCCTTTTAAGAATTGATTCTGATGCGTTTGTTAAAAGACTAAACCGAAAGGAGGCATCTAATGCAGGGAACTGAATGGAACAATACAAACATGGAATTGCCAGAAGATGGTGAGCCAGTTTTACTTATCAGCGATGGTGGAATATTAGCAGGTGTTTACAGGCTTGAATGGAACTCTGTAGAAGGTGAAATGCAGTGGTTTCTTGATGATGTTGTGGCGCCGCTACCAATACCTGATGCTGATTACTGGATGTATTTACGCGATTTACCAATGCCAGAGGGTGAATGATGACAGAGCGGGAATTAAAACTAGAAGCCGTAGCAATTTGGCAAAAGCTAATTTTGCAAGCTAAGCAAAAATACCAATGGTGGGAGCTGTAGCAGCATGGAACAGGAGAGCTAACAGTGAGTGATCCAATAACATTAATGTACAAAATCAGTATGAATATATTTTGCGGATTAGGATTTGTTTTTGCATTTTTTATACTGAGATATCTCGATAGTGATGTTGGATGGTTTGTTATCGCAATGAAAGCCATATCAGCATTAGCAATGATTCTCTGGATAATATCTATGGCGTATATTTGTTTTTTCTTATTCAACAACGTGTTTCTGGAAAAATGAATAGGAGGTTAACTTGGAAGCAGATTTTCTCTTCCACGAATCAACCAAAAATACCGCATGGCAACACCTCAAAGAAGTTCTAGCAACAAACCAACCACACCGAATCATTATCAAGCCTTGGAAAAACAAGCGTTCGCTATCTCAAAATTCGACTTTTCATTTGTGGTGCACAGAGATAAGCCAATACCTATGTAAGAACAGCGCCAATTATACGCCAGAAGCCGTCAAGGAAATGCTAAAGCACACTTTCCTAGGTTACGAGGTGGTCGAAATGGTAGACGTTACTACACAGCTTACAGAGCGCGTAAGGACGCTTCGGAAAACATCAAAACTTGATACAGGTGAAATGTTCCACTTCATGGAGCAGGTTGAACGCTGGGCGGTAGGTATAGGTTGTTTCGTGACGATACCTGATAACTCTGAGTATATGAAATTGAAAAGGAAGCAAGAAGAATGACAGAAGAGCGCAACGGAATTTACCTCCGAATCAATGGTGATCAATATCGGCATATTTGGGTGGTTGGCGATATTCATGGATGCTTCAATCTATTAAAAAGGAATATGTATCGAATTGATTTTGATAAAGAAAAAGATTTATTGATTTCAGTTGGTGACCTAATAGATAGGGGTGATCAGAATGTCGAATGCCTAGACCTGATTAATGAAAGATGGTTTAGAGCGGTACGTGGTAATCATGAGCAAATGGCTATTGATGCCTTGTTTAATGGCGGGGATGTCAATAACTGGCTATACAACGGTGGTAATTGGTTTTTTCTGCAAAATTATGAGGAAGAGATTTTATCCCGCGCCTGCTTAGCTAAAGCGGAGCAACTACCACTAATAATCGAAGTAAACACTGACGGCAAAAAGACAGTCATTGCACACGCTGATTATCCATCCGATGAATATGATTTCGGTAAACCAGTTGATGAACAGTATGTAATTTGGAGTCGTGAGCGTATTGGCGACGAGAATGTGCGTGAGATTAAAGGTGCTGACCTATTTCTATTTGGTCACACACCAATGATTAAAGGTATAGAAAAGCGCGCTAATCAGGAATACATCGATACTGGCGCGGTGTTTGGTTATGGGCTAACGATGAGGCAAATCAAATGAACTGCATGTCATGCAATAGACAGCTAACAGATGATGAAATTTACGTGTGTGCTCAGTGTGCTGATGAATACGCTCATTTGGAAGTGATGGATAAAATCAAAGGAGAGGGAGATGCAGAAGCTAAGGCGACGGCGCTGTAAAATATGCCGAGAATGGTTTCACCCTAAATACAGTAACATTTGGTGGTGTTGTCCAGAACATGGAGCAGAACTAGCGATAAAGCGAAGAAACAAGGAGAAAGAAAAAGCATTAGCGAAACGTAAAAAAGGGCAAAGAGAAAAGGAAGTTAAAGCAAAAGACAAGCTCAAAGCCCGCAAGTTAGCAGTAAAACCCCTCTCATATTTCACCAAACAAGCACAGACCGCATTCAACGCATTTATCAGAGAAAGAGATAAGGATGAACCTTGCATCTCATGTGGGCGTTTTCACGAAGGTCAGTATCACGCAGGACACTATCGAACAACCGGTGCTAATCCAGAACTTAGGTTCGATGAAGATAACTGCCATAAGCAATGCGCCCCATGCAATAACCATCTATCGGGAAATATCGAAAATTACACACCTCGACTAATAGAGAAAATTGGTCAAGAACGTTTCGATCGCCTGATGGGTTCTCATAAATTGCCGAAGTGGAAGCGCGAGGATTATGAGCGGATACGTGATCACTACCGAGTAAAGTTAAAGGAGCTGAAGAATGACTCCTGATGCATGGTTTGCAGTTATAACTTGGGGGATTTTATTGTTTGTTTGGATTCCTTACAACTACCTCAGGTATAGGCGAAATATACGGACAGCAAAAGCAAAAAGAAGAGCTTACATATTCGCATCTAAGTATAGAACGGTAAAGGAGCTGAAAGATGTTCACTGACTTAATCGCAGCTATTGAAGAAGCAAGATATTTAAAATCCAGATCAGGCGGTCGAGTTAACTTCTGTGTAATGCAGGTTATGGACTATATGGAAGTGGTAAGCGGGCTGATGGATGGTGTCAGGGTTTTATATACAACTGCCAATGATGGTTATCACACAGTATTACCGGAGGCGAGATGAACCTAGAAAGCGCTGTCAAATATCACTTCGCTAAAACTACATCAATATCAGATGCGCCTAGCTCAACATCGCCAGATAGATTAACCGGCACTGATGTTATGGGTGCTTTTGGATATTGTCAAAGTAAAGAGTCATTCGGCTTTTCTGCGTTCTCGGGAAAGATGGAGATAAGCCAGAATGACAAAGTGAAAGCGATACAACTTTTAACTCGGCATGCATTGAATCATTGCGATAAGGTTCCAGCCTTACGCAAGCTCGACATGAATGTTAAGCGAAAGGTAATGCAAATACTCGCAAAATTCGCTTATGCAGATTATTGCAGATCGGCATCGAGTGTTACTGAGTGCGTAAAGTGCAATGGATCAGGTTTTAAGGTAAAGGCGGTTAAGGTTAAAAAAGTCTTTGGTAAAGAAGTTCGCATTATTGATGACACCGAGTCATGCGCTTGTGATAAGTGTAACGGTAAAGGTTATGTTTCTTGTGCGTGCAATGACTGCAAAGGGCGTGGCATGGCAATAGACAAGGAAACGCTAAGGTTAACTGGTGAAGCTGTCAGTATGCCTTGTAAGCGTTGTTCTGGTCGTGGTTACGAGCGAATACCTGCATCAAAGGCTTTTCAATCCGTATCTCATTTAGGAATTACGATTGATCAATGGAAGCGTTCGGTTAGTAAATTTTATGAGTCATTGGCGGTTGAGTGTGAAAAAGGAGAAAGTAACGCAGATTACATACTAAAAAAGGTAACAAATTAAAAACGAATACTTCTAACGAATGAATTGACTTTTGCACCTTTCTGTGTAAATATCGTTCTAACGATGGGTTATTGCCATTTCGTTAACGTTAAAAGAATTCAAGACCTCGCTTCGGCGGGGTTTTTTGCTATCTGCAACCTGTAAGGATTACTTACAAGTTCAACTCTCCGGAATTTCCGGATAGTTCACATTCAGAAGATCGCTTAGGCGGTCTTTTTTCGTATATGCCGACCACAGAATCAATCACAACACCTCACGTTCACGCACGAGCTGTGAGTCGGCGTTCTATTAACTAATTCCTCCAGAAAGGAGGCGGTATGACACGAATGGACGAGAAAGACAAATTCAGTGCCACCGCATGGGGTGTCATATTCGCTATCTCCCTATACGGCGGATTGGCTAGATACATTATTGACAATAAACGTAATGGTTATCGGTGGAGCTGGGTAGGGGCAATTATGCAAATGTTCGTATCTGGCTTTGCTGGAATGATGGGCGGTCTTATATCAATAGAGCTTAACGCCTCATTCTACTACACGTTATTTACGGCTGGCTTATGTGGTTCCGCTGGCTCTTTAGCATTGGATTTCTTCTGGGATAAGTTTACAGGGGGTAAGAAGTGAGTAGACCAGCGCGCGGTGAACGTAATAACAATCCGGGCAATATTCGTCATGGTTCAAAATGGCAAGGGCTATCCGCACAGCAAACAGATAAAGACTTCTGCCAATTTGTATCACCCGAGTACGGTATTCGGGCTATCTATAAATTACTGCAGACATACCAAAAGAAATACGAACTCAATACTGTCGAGGCGATTATCGATCGATATGCTCCGCCAAATGAAAACAACACTGCCGGCTACATCAATCGAGCAGCTAAAGATATCGGTGTTAGTGTAAATGAACCTATTAACGTTTCATCTAAACCAGTTGCTATTGCATTAGCTACGGCGATTGTTGGCGTTGAGCTTGGGTATCAGCCATACAGTCAGAAAGTATTTGAAGATGCTTGGTTGTTGTTATGAATCTAGGCGAAACAATAGTGTCCGTGGGCGTTATTCTGGCAATGATCATCACTATTGGGTGGCAGAGCGGCAGAATTGATAAGCTGAAAGATTCAAATGCTGAACTAACCACTCAATTATCACAACAAGTCGAAATCAACAAAGACTATCAAGCCCGTATCACTCGACTAAACCAACTCGATATTCGTCACTCACAGGAGTTAGCCAGTGCAAAGAATGAAATCAACACTCTTCGTGATGATATTCGCAATAGCTCTAAGCGGGTGTACATCAAAGCCGAGTGTCCAACAGTCACCAAAAATTCCACCGAAAGCGGAAGCAATGAAGCCACCGCACGACTTAACAAAACAGTTGAACAAGATTATCTACGTCTCAGAGAAATGATAGTCGAGAACGAACAGCAAACTTTGTATTTACAAAATTACATTAACACCGAATGCCTCGCTCAATAGCGGGGCTTTTTAATGGAGAAATATCATGGCAGCGCAAGGTTTCGATAAGCCAGCTCAATTCCGTGAAGAGTTGGATAAAAGCATTCCTAAAGAATAACCCCGACAAGGTAACAGGAGGTGATCCTTCTTGCTGACGGGTAAGCCGTAAGCGACCTGATTAACGTAGTGATACGTGATGATGGTTGCGATTAACTTCACACAGGAACATCAAATGACAGAAATTACAGCACAGAATCAAATGCGCTTAGAGCTATTACGGTTAGTTGGCAATGATACTGCGGCGGCTCAAGCGGCTATTGAGTTCGTAAAAGATGACGCTCTCAAATTTGAGTTATTCAAAGACGCATATAAGCAGTGCCAGACTGAAAGTGAGTTTGTATCACGATCACAGAAAGCGGCGCGAGAAGCTCAAGAAGCACTAGACCTATTCACATAGGAGTTAACAGTGATATATCCATGGCCCGTATTTTCGGACGGTGAAAAATTAGTATCCGGCCAAAAAATTACCTCTATTAAAAATAGAATCTTGAGTAATGATGTTTATATCGAATTACTTAATGTGCCTGAATTGGTTTACGTCACATTTGAATTTTTCAAGCGCACACAATTACAGGTTGGCTGGTTTTATTTTAGAGATGAATCCGGTCAAGACTTTGTAATGCCAGAAAGTGAATTCTTGGCTCAGTTCAAACCTGTTGCAGGTGGTAATGGCGCCAAAGGAGATAAGGGCGATAAGGGCGATAAGGGCGATTCTGGTAAAGATGGCGTGGGTATCAAAACTATCACTGCGTCACAGGAGGGTGGTGTTGTTACTTTAATCATTGAAATGACCGACGGAGCGCAACAAACGCCTAGCTTCACATTACCATCAGCTTAGTTAATTACACAGCTCATTTGCGAGTGGGCTGGATAATTGATTAAAGGAGGTCACTATGACGAAGAAAAATAAAGGTGGTCGCCCGTCTAGTTATATGCCAGAGGTTGCAGAGGACATTTGCAAGCTACTGATGGAAGGTGAAAGCCTCCGCCAGATATGCAAAAGACCAAGTTTACCTGCGATAAGTACGGTAATGGAATGGTTGCAAAGGCATGAAGAGTTTCGGGAACAATACGCGCACGCGCGCGAGGTTCAGGCGGAATTATTAGCCGAAGATATCATCAACTTATCTGATGCGGTTATTGAAGATGGTGCAGCAGTTGCCAAGGCTCGTTTGCAGGTTGATGCCCGTAAATGGTACGCATCTAAGCTGGCACCTAAACGTTATGGTGATCGCATTCAACATGAACAGAAAATTACTATCACTGATTTGACTGATGAAGAATTAGATAAGCGCATTAAGGAGCTAAGCAATGGACAGGGAGCAGAAAATTGAGCTTCTTAGGCTCCTTGAGGAAAAATCCCGCCGCGCAAATGTCTACCGCTATAAAACTTATTACGAAACTCGCTACCCTTGGCAAAAGAAATTCATTGCACTAAGTATCGAATATTCACAGGTTGCATTGATTGCAGCCAACCGAGTCGGAAAGACTGACACAGCTACCTATATCGACGCTATTCATGCAATGGGTGATTATCCTGATGATTGGGAAGGGTATAAGTTCGAACACGCTCCGCTTATCTGGTGCCTTGGTTACTCTGGTGAAAAGTGTAGAGACTTATTACAAGCGCCTATCATTGGCAGGAAAACAGATAACGGTTGGCAGGGTGGATTGATACCAAGTGAGTTAATTGTCGATACTGAGCCAATGGCTGGCACGCCTAACGCTGTTCGTTCTGCATACATCAGGCATAAATCAGGCGACTTAGCAAAGATTCAATTCTGGTCATACTCACAAGGTCAGCACGCTCTAATGGGCGATAGCGTTGATTGGTTTCATATTGATGAAGAGCCAAAAGACCCTACTATCTATCCGCAAGTGTTAACCCGTACCGCTACAGGCGATAAAGGTCGTGGTGGGCGTGGCATCCTAACATTTACACCAGAGAATGGTAGGACAGATTTAGTTATCAGCTTTATGGATTCTCCATCGTCCGCTCAAACGTGCATGAATGTTGGATGGGATGATGCTCCACACTTGAGCGAGAAGGTAAAAGAGGATTTGCTGGCCTCATTCCCGCCCCATCAGCGTGACATGCGCACAAAAGGTATTCCGATGCTAGGCCATGGTCGTATTTATGACTTTGGTGAAGAGTTTATAACGTGTGACCCGTTCCCTATTCCTGAGCATTGGGCTGTAATTAATGGTATGGACTTCGGATGGGATCACCCTCAAGCACACGTACAGCTAGCTATTGATTTAGATAATGATGCCTATTATGTCACTAGGGCATGGAAGGCTAGTAAGACTTCACCTGCTGAGGCGTGGGGAGCTGTAAATAAGTGGGCTAAAGATATTCCTACCGCATGGCCACAAGATGGATTGCAAACTGAAAAAGGCTCTGGCTTACAGCAAAAAGAATATTACGAAGATGCAGGATTTAAGATGCTTAATGATCCTGCTCAGTGGCCTGATAAATCCCGCTCTGTTGAAGCTGGTCTATTTGAAATATATGACCTAATGAGAACGGGCCGATTTAAAGTTTTCCGTGGTTTGCGTGATTGGTTTGAAGAATACAACTTCTATCATCGCGACGAAAAAGGAAAGATTGTTAAAACTCGTGACGACTTACTTGATGCTACTCGATACGCCTACATGATGCGACGATTCGCTAAACGATTTGGTGAAGTAGGAAAAGTTAAGCAACGAGTAATTCCCGCACCGATTAGGCCGATTAGGAGATAATAATGGTCGATAGAAACGAGCGGCTTGAGAAAATACTTCGCAAATTCGACCTCGATTACTCTGCATCTGAAAATGCCAGAACGGAGGCGAGAAACGATTTATTCTTTAGTCGCGTTAGTCAGTGGGACGACTGGCTGGAAAACTATGTCACATTGCAATATCGAGGTCAGTTTGACGTAGTGCGCCCAATGGTTCGTAAGCTCGTTGCTGAGATGCGTAAAAACCCTATTGAGGTTCAGTATCGACCGAAGGATAACGCGCCAGCCGATGCCGCTGATATTCTTATGGGCATGTATCGAACTGACATGCGAAACAATAGCTCAAAGATTGCCGTTAACGTGGCAGTGAGAGAGCAAATCGAATGTGGTTACGGTGCTTGGCGTTTAGTTACTGAGTACGAGGACGATAACCCAACCAGTAATAATCAGATTATCCGACGCGTTCCAATGCATGAGTCTTGTACTCACGTTATATGGGATTGCAACGCCAAGGCAATGGATAAGTCTGACGCTAAGAATTGCACGATCATTCACGCAATGAATATTAATGGATGGGAAGAATTCGCAGAACAGTACGGGTTAGATCCTAGCATTCAACCATCATTCCAATCACCGAACAATGACTTACTTTTCACTTGGTCGAATGGAAAGACAATTCATGTTGCTGAGTATTACGAAGTTGAGGAAAAGAGGGAGTTAGTATTTGTCTATCGTGACCCGCTAACTAACGATCTTCAAACGTATTCAGCAAAAGAAGCTAAAGAAAAGATTGATGAATTGGCTGATGCTGGTTATGAAAAAGTAGGTGAGCGTAAAGTTAAGAAGCGCAGAGTCTATAAGTCAATCATCACTAGCACTGGTATTTTGAAAGATAGAATGCCGATAGCTGGCGAGCACATACCAATTGTTCCTGTGTATGGTGAGTGGTCATTCTTTGATGATAACGAACTGTATGAGGGGGTTGTAAGGTTATCTAAAGACGCCCAAAGGTTGCGTAACTTTATCTTATCCAAGTCTGCCGATACCGCTGCTAAGTCACCTAAGAAGAAACCTTTCTTTTTCCCTGAGCAGATAGCAGGGTATGAACACATGTTTAGCGGTGAGGACGATTACCCTTACTATCTACTCAACCGTACTGATGAAAATAATAATGACCTACCTCCATCTCCCGTTGCATATATGGAGAATGCCGAGGTTTCACAGGCTGATGCATTACTCCTAGAGGTTGCAACGGAAGCGGCTAAATCAACTGCTCGTGTCGGTGTCGATACTGAGGCGGCTAATAGTCAAGTGGCGTTTGACACCGTCAATCAACTAAATAGTCGCATCGACCTAGAAACATACGTGTTTCAGGACAACCTAGCTATCGCAATGCGCCGTGATGGTGAAATTTACGCATCAATTGCGGCTGAGATATACGACACCAATCGAACAGTAACAACAACTGCTGAAGATGGAGGTGAGAATCAGGTTGAGCTAATGCAGGAAGAGTTAGACTTCCGCAAAGGTGAGATGATTGTTCGCAATGATATCCGAGGCAAGTACGAAACATTTACTGATGTAGGACCATCTTTCCAATCACAAAAAGATGCTGCTAGGGCTGAGATAGGCGAGCTTATCACCAAGGTTCCAGTGGAACATCCAATGTGGAACGTTATGATGCTGACATATGCAAACATGATGGAAGGCAAGGGTGTTGAATACATCAGAGATTACGCCAACAAGGAATTGATTGTTAATGGCTTGAAGAAACCAGAAACCGAGGAAGAACAACAATGGTTGATGGAAGCTCAACAGGCAGCGCAAAACAATCAAGATCCAATGATGGTAGCAGCACAAGCCGAGCAGAAGAAAGCAGAAGCCGAACTGGTTAACGCACAGAATCGCATGGCTGAAACACAAATCAAAGCATTTACCGCTCAGAATAATGCGCTTGAATCACAGGCCAACACTACATTGACCTTAGCTAAGGCTGAGGACTTGAAGCAAGGCGCAGTGATGCAAGCAATTAAACTTCTGAACGAGGTTGCACAACAGCAACAACAAAACATTCCTACCGACAATAACGTCGAGAATAATCCTCAATCCATGTAAGAGAGTTAAATATCATGAGTACAACCACCGAAATTCAGAATAACTCTGAAGAATTAAACCTGTCCGACGATCAGGCGGCGGCATCCGTAGAAAGTCAGTCTGCTGAAAATGCCAACTCAGCAGCAGGACAGGAGGAAGGCTTCGAGATTGTCCTGAAAGACGATGAGAAACCACAGGAAGGAAAACCAAGCAATAATGCTATCCAAGCAGCGAAACGCATCGCTCGTAAACGTCAGCGAGAAATTGAGCAACAGATAGCAGCAATTGAAAATGGCGAACTTCCTGAAGACTTGCGGGTAAATCCTGAGCTACCAGAAATGCCTAAACTGGATGATTTTTTATCTGATGAGGCACTCGGTAAATATGACTATGACACACATAAGGCTAACGCTGCTTTTCAGGCTGAGTTGCTGAAATGGCAAAACAAGGCTTTGGACGCAAGAAGTAAAGCTGTGGCGGATCAGGGTCGTAAAACTCAGGAATACACACAGCAAGGTCAACAAATCGCTAATGCAATCAAGGCTCATTATGATGCGGCTGAGAAGTTAAACCTGCCTGACTATCAGGAAAAGGAAGATTCAGCGTTGCAAGTATTACCTCAAGGTGTTTATGAGGGTATTGCGCAGAACTTTCCCGAAAAATCAGCCGCTATCATTTACTACCTAGGTGCAAACCCAGAAAAAGCCAAAGATTTATTTAGCAAAAACCCAGTTCAAGTCACTATCGAACTCACTCGATTAGCTGATCGTTTAACTCTCAAGCCTCGCGGCACACAACGTTCATCTGCACCACCCGCTGACGAACCTATTAGCGGTGATGTTACAGCGGCAAATGTCGCGGCATTACAAAAGCAAATGGATGATGCAGCAAGTAAAGGTGATGTTCAAAAGTACCGCGCAATCAAGGCTAAATTACAAGGAATAAAATAATGGCTTTAAACGAAGGTCAAATTATCACCTATATGGTGGATGAAGTAGTAAATACTATCGAAAATAACTGTCCAATGGCTCAGCGTGTAGGTAAATACACCCCTCCAGCCGGTGATATGCAACGCTCACAAAACACTATCTGGATGCCAGTAGAGCAAGAAGCACCGACTCAGCCTGGTTGGGATTTAACAGATAAAGCGACAGGCATCTTGGAGCTCTCTGTCAAATGTAACATGGGTGTTCCAGATAATGACTTCTTTGGTTTGCGTGCCGATGATGTGCGAGATGAGACATCTATACGTCGTCGTATCCGCGCATCAGGCCTTAAGCTGGCAAATAACGTCGAAACATCCATTGCTAAACAGGCGGCTGAAACTGCCTCTCTAGTTATTGCTGATGCTGGTGATCTGTCGAATGGTGCGGATTCTTGGGGGTTTGTATCTCAAGCTGAGTCTCTTATGTTCTCACGCGAGCTTAACCGCAACCAAGGTCTTAGCTATTTCTTTAACCCAGATGACTATCTGAAGGCTGGATATAATCTGGTAGGTAAAGACCTATATGGTCGCATTCAAGAAGATGCATACAAGTCAGGGACAATTCAAAAGCAAGTTGCTGGATTTGATGATGTTCTTCGCTCACCTAAACTGCCTACATTATTAGCATCAACTGCCACAGGTGTTACGGTAGATGGTGCTCAGAAATTCAAGCCTGAAGCATGGAAAGAAGATGTTGATGGTAACCGTGAGAACGTTGATAACCGCACAGCAGTAGTTAAAGTTAGTGACGGCTCAGCATTTAAGCGCGGTGATAAGATCAGTTTTGCTGGTGTTAAGTTCATCTCGCAAATGGCGAAAGACTTACTGACTCAGGATGCAACATTTGCTGTTGTTGGTGTTGAGGGTAACAACATTACCATTATGCCTAAGCCGATTGCGCTAGATGATGCAGATTTAAAACCAGAACAACGTGCATATGCCAACGTGAATACATCTCTTGCAAATGGCGCGGCAATTAATGTCCTTAACGTGAAAACGTCTAAGACAAACATCTTCTGGGCTGATGATTCAATTACTCTGCTATCCCAACCTATCCCACTTAACCATGCTCTGTTTAGTGGCATGAAGACAGAGGCATTTAACATTCCTTCTGTTGGTTTAAATGGTGTTGTTGCATATCAGGGTGATATCTCAACGCTGGAAGGTAAATGTCGTATTGCGGTTTGGTATTCTGCATGTACTAAACGACCTGAAGCAGTTGGTGTTGGGCTGACAGGTCAAAAATAAACCCTCGTTGTTATTCGGGAGCTTCGGCTCCCTTTTTTATTGGAGATGACAATGAAAACGATGCTTTATAAAGCTAATGGTGATGTGCAAGTTTGGGGTATGAACCTTCAAATTATTACTGTCAACGATGATGAACTTGAAAGTTATTTGAAAGATGGCTGGTGTAAAAATCCAAACGACACCAAGAAGAAGAATGAAGATAAACCCGCTACCAAGAAAAAGGCGGTGAAAGATGCAGATAACAACGAAGGGTGAGTTAGTTGTAGCGGCGTTACGTAAATTAGGCGTTGCTTCCGATGCTACATTAACTGATATCGAGCCTCAGTCATTAGAAGATGGCGTGGTTGATTTAGAGTCAATGATGTATGAGTGGTTTGAAGATGGTGCAGGTATTCATACTGGCTATAAGTTCGCTGATGAAGACACTCCTATCGATCAAGGTGATGAACACGGGTTAAACAAACAAGCCATTAACGCAGTTATCTACAACCTAGCTACTCGTATCGCTCCAGACTATCAAATTATCCCACTCGATAAAGTTATTACAACTGCTAGATATGGCAAAGAAAGACTCATGCGAAGCTGTGCTTTAAAGAGAGCTAAAAATGCCAGATCTCATCATCCAGATGGTTTCCCTATTGGCTCAGGTAATCGATTATTAACGATTACTGGTCAGCGATACTTCCACAGGAGAAAACCACATGCCAAGGATCCAAATACCTCTTGCTAGAGGTTTGCGAAAAGACCCGCATACAGCAGATTATATTGATGGTCTTCCAGTTAATATGTTGGCCACACCGAAAGAAGTATTGAATGCGTCCGGTTATTTGCGTTCGTTCCCTGCATTAGAAAAGCGTCATAGTGTCGATGGTGTGTCTCGTGGTGTCCAGTACAACACGAAAAACAACACGGTCTATCGCGTGTGTGGAAATAAACTTTATCGTGGACAGAATGCTATTGCTGATATTCAAGGCAAAGATAGGGTGACTATGGCTCACTCTGGTTACAGTCAAGCAGTAGCGTCAGGCGGTAAATTAAAACTCTATCGCTATGACGGGGAGGTTAAAGAATTATCTAACTGGCCTGAAGAAGAGGTAATTACTGAAGGTTATAAACGTGACGTTAAAAAATGGACCCACAAAGAAGGTAATGATGATTTCGTTCCACTCACAAAGGGTGATCTGGATGGGTTCTTAACGTTAAAAATCACGCCTAAAACTTCTGATGGTAAAACCGGTAATGAGATGCTTATCACTGAGCAAATGGTAGGCGTTAAATTATCTCAGCAGGAAGAAGATGATAAGCCTTATCTTACTGATGTTCTTGTAGAAGGTGTTAAGCGCGCAGGTGGTAAAATTACAGTCACGTATAAAATGAACCTTGCCAAATCTAGCGAGCAAACAGCCAAAGACGTTACTGAGTTTTTGATGACTCAGGAAGTATTAGAGGTAGTCGAAAAATACCCTCAATACGAATTAGGTGATGTTGTTGATGTTGCTCGTAACCGAGGTCGTTATATTTGGTTGCAGAAAGGAGGTGAAAGGTTCGGAGTTACTGACTTAGAAGATGAGTCTAAACCTGATCGTTATCGTCCATTTTACACTGCTGAATCTCAACCTGACGGCATAATTTCCATTGCCTCTTGGCGTGATATGGTACTTTGCTTTGGTTCGTCAACCATTGAATACTTCACAATTACAGGTTCAACGAGTGCGTCACAAGTAATATACGCGCCACAACCATCTTATTTTGTTCAGATGGGTATTTCTGGTCGTGATGCTAAGTGTAAGTTTGGAGAATCATTCGCATTCATCAGTAACCCTGCAAACGGCGCGCCTTCTATTTATATTCTTGGTGCTGGAACGGCTAGCCAAATTTCCACAGCAAGTATTGATAAGATCATTCGTAGCTATACGTCAGACGAGTTATCACATGCAGTTCTTGAGTCTATTCGCTTTGATGGTCATGAGTTACTCATTGTTCACTTACAGCGCCATACACTTTGCTTTGACGCAGCGGGAAGCCAGCAATATCCGCAGTGGTGCATTCTAAAGTCTGGACTGTATGAAGAAACTTATCGTGCAATTGATTTTATGTACGAAGGTAATCAGATCACTGTCGCGGATAAGAATGAGGGAGTTATTGGTAATCTTGCTTTCAATAAATCATCTCAGTACGACAAGCAGGTGGAACATATCTTATATACGCCCATGGCTAAAGCCGATAACGCAAGGGTGTTTGATTTAGAGCTTGAGGCATCAACAGGCGTCGCTCAAATTGCCGATAAGTTATTTCTGTCTGCAACGACTGATGGTATTAACTTTGGTCGAGAACAAATGATTGAACAAAACTCACCATTCCAATATGACCGCCGTGTGTTATGGCGACGAGTAGGAAGAGTGAGAAAAAATATAGGGTTTAAGGTTCGCGTTATCACTAAGTCACCTGTAACACTGAGTGATCTGTCTATGAGGGTTGAATAATGGCAAATGAAAACCTTTCTAAACCCATAGAAATTCAATCCGCTTATATTGTTCCAGATATCCTACCTGCTAATTTCAGTGAAACATATCGACGCATAGTGTTAAGTGGAGCTGATGATATGGCAAAAGTGGCTGGTCGTGCAAATGAGGCTGGTGCTGAGGCTTTTGATGCTCAAGTTAAAAATGATGAACAAGACATTATTCTAGATGATCATGAGGAAAGGCTTGGTGATGCTGAGCAGACTATTGTTCTGCATGGTAACCAATTAGCAAATCATGAATCCCGCATCACAAAAACGGAAGAGGATTTATCTAAGTTAGAGGTAAGAGTCCTTAACGTTGAGCAGGACGTTGATGGGCTGAAAATAAAGATACAAGACCTAGATGGACGAATATCTGAAATTAAAGTTGATTACGTTTCTCTCAGCAAAACAGAAAAACAAAAGCTTTTATCGCCCATCGATGTTTCAACATCCTACTCAGTAAACGGAACTAAAGTTGTTGGTTCTCGAGTTACCGGCTTTACATCAGCAACGGGTACGTCACTTAAGGGTTCGTTTAATGCTAACCAATCCTACTCATTCAGCGCCGATTACACTCGCTCAGAAATGCAAACTCTAGCAAGTGGGGTAGTCGAGGCAAGGCAACGAATCAAGGCGCTCGAAGATGCGCTTCGTTCACACGGATTAATAGACTAATGGAAATTAAAATTATTGATAATCCTATTCGACTATCTGAGTTTTTAAATGATAAGTCGAACACGGGAAATATCGTTGATAGTAATGATCAGTATTTCATTAAACCTGATGCGCTTTACTTAGGTATTTATGAAGGAGTTCTGTTGGTTGGTGTTTTCGAGGTGCGTAACTTCTGGCATACAGTTGTTGAGTGCCACGCCATCTTTGATGCTGGATTTCGTGGTAAGTACGCCTTTGATGCACACAAATTATTCTGTAAGTGGTTGCTGGAAAATAGTCAATTCACTAACTCAGTAACTATGGTTCCCGATACCACAAAATATGGTCGCGTTATTGTGAAAATGCTTGGTGCTACTCGTGTCGGTCATTTAGATGATGCATATATGAGTAATGGCAGACCAGTAGGTGTCACCATCTATCAACTCAAACGCGAACAGTACGAGGAGTTATTAAAATGCTGATTATTTCAGAGAGATTCAGAAACTCACTGCTACCCATGCATGGATATATGAAAGGGGGCGGTGACGGTGGTGCAGGTGCTCAAGCTGATGCTACTCGTGAAGCTACAGCGTTACAGCGTGAAATATGGCAGACAACCATGAATAACTTGGCTCCTTTTACACCTATGGCGCAACAGTACGTTGGACAAATGCAAAATCTGTCAACATTAGAGGGGCAAGGTAACGCACTAAACCAATACTACAATTCTCAACAGTTTAATGATTTAGCAAACCAAGCCAGATACCAGCAGTTAGCAGGTGCAGAAGCCATGGGGGGGCTTGGTTCCACTGCGACAAGCAATCAACTCGCTTCTATTGCGCCAATGTTAGGACAAAGCTGGCTTTCTGATCAAATGAACAACTATCAGAATCTGGCGAATATAGGTCTAGGCGCATTACAAGGTCAGGCAAACGCAGGTCAGAGTTACGCCAATAATACAGGTCAGTTACTACAACAAAATGCGGCAGCTCAGGCGGCGACAGCGAATAGACCGTCTGGTATGCAGCAAGCAATAACTGGTGGACTTGGTGGTGCTACTGCCGGAATGGCTATTGGTGGTCCATGGGGCGCTGCAATAGGTGGTGGTCTTGGTGTTCTTGGTTCATTATTTTAAGGTGATGATATGGCTACATGGAACCAGCAAGGGTCAGGGGGATTTCTTGGCGGTATTGGTTTAAATAATACTAATGCCCCCAAAGCAAGTGACGCAAACGCAACTCTTGCTATGATCCGAGAAAATAATGACATACAAAGGTCTGGAGCTAATAACATCGGTTTGCAGTTAGCCCAAGGGCTTGGTGGGCTTGGTGAAATGTACAAGCAACAGCAAGCTCAGGAGAGGGATAAGGAATTCCAATCTTTGTGGGGTAAGGCGTACGCATCTGGAGATAGAGACGCTATGAGACAGTTAATGGCTACATATCCAGATCAGGCTGAGAAAATAACCTCAGGTATGCAGGGAATATCAGAGGACGTCAGGGAATCTTTAGGAAACATAGCATCTGGCTACCGGATGGCTATTAATAGTGGTAATGCCACTGATTATATCCGTAAAAACGCTGATGAGTTAAGACGATTAGGTATTGACCCTCAGCAGGCTCTGGCTATGGCAAATGAAAACCCCAAAGGGGCTATAGAGTTAGCTGACCATATCGGCATGTCTGCATTAGGCCCTGATAAGTATTTTGATATTCAGGATAAAATCGAAGGTCGTTCTATTGATAGAGATAAACTTTCCGAGACAGTCCGTAGCAATCAAGCCAGTGAAGCGTTAACAAGAGAAGGTCATCAAATACAAATTAGAGGGCAAAATATCTCCGCTCAAAACTCTATTAGATCTGCTAACTCTTCAGGAAGTAAGCCTGCATCTGTGCAAGAGTACGAGTACATGGTATCTCTTACCCCTGAGCAACGTAAGCAGTTTTTAGCGTTAAAAGGTAGGGGAGAGAGTGAATTACAACAGGCTCAGTTATCCAATGGGCAAACTGTAATGATTGACCCTAAAGCTCAAGGCGCAGGAGATTCTAAGTATTACAAGGGTTTCGACGCTAACGGTAATGTAGTCACCATTCCTGTCAATGCTTTATCAAGTGTGTCGTCTACAGCAAATAATGCATCAACCACACGCATGAATGAGGATTTATCTTTAATCGCAAATGCGCCTATATCTCAATTAAATGCTATCACTGGTATTACTGGAGGGACAGGAACAACGCCTATAACAGCTGACGCAGGAACTAGGACAGTAAATAGAGAGGCAAGATCTTTATATAATGCAGCTCAGCGTATACAAGGTAATATGCAAAATCAAGGTATTAGCGCAGCTAGAGAAATGGGTGCTAGTGGGATTAATACGGTTGCAGAAGCAAAAATGTTCTTCCAGTCAATGCCACAGCTTGATTATTCCAGCCCTGAAGCATTACAGAATTCGGTGAAAATAATTGACCAATACACGAAGGCATTTAATTCAAGGAATAACGCCAATCTAGGTGCACCATCAAGCAAGCAAGCAACACAGCAACCGGCTAGCAGTAACCAAAGCGGATATTCTTCATTATGGGGTGATTAATGGCTAAACCATGGAAAGAGGTGATCGCATCACCTCAGTACCAGTCACTATCTAGCGAACAAAAAGCAGAAGCGCAAGAGCAATATTTTAATGATGTGGTCGCTCCTAATGTTGGTAATGATATAGATAATGCAAGACAACAGTTTTATAAGGCATATCCACTCCCTCAACCTCAGCAAGAACAAGAAACCCAACCAGCGCAGACAGAAAATAGTTATATCGCCGGCATGAAGCAAACTAACCAGAATCTTTCGCAAGGGTTACAGCAATCGTCTGATGATGCTAAAGGTTTCCGTGAAAATGTGATAGATGCCTTCACTGGTGAAAGCAAGATGACTCCTGAAGTTCAAGGGCTAGAGGGGATCATGTCTTCACCAGAAATGAATGCATTTAATACTGACGCAATGAAAGCGGCTTGGGTGCAAATGTTCGGCAACGACAACGACTTTGTAAAAGTGATCGGGAATATGGGAGGTAAGGTATCTCAAGATGAAAAGGGGAACCTGTTAGTTGACTTACCATCTGGCCGATACGCATTAAATAAGCCTGGCCTATCATCTGAAGATATCATGCCGTTTATCGCGAACGCGGCCGCATTCACTCCAGCGGGTAGAGCGTCAACTGTATTAGGCGCTACCGCGAAATCAGCAGGTACAGACTTGGCTCTACAATCGTCCGTTAATATGGCGGGCGGTGGTGATATTAACCCACTACAAACAGCATTATCAGCAGGACTTGGAGGTGGATTTAAAGCGGCGGAGAAGCTTGTTAATAGTGGTTATCGGGTGGCAACCGGTAAGCCAACTCAAGAGGCATCTGAGCTGTCAGAATTCGCTAAGCAGAATAATGTTCCTTTATACACAACTGACGTTGTGCCTCCACAATCAAAAACTGGAAGGTTAGCTCAAGGGGCCGCTGAAAATATTCCTTTTGCTGGTACGGCAGGTTTACGTTCAAATCAACAAGAGGCGAGGAGTAAACTTGTTCGTGATTTCGCAGACAGGTTTGGCGAGTACGATCCTAGTCAAGTTGTTGAGAGCTTAAAGCGAAAAACATCAACAATAAAACAGGCGGCTGGTGAAAGACTGGAATCAATACAGAATGCGTTATCTGGTGTGCCTATCACACCTAACCGAGCAATAAATCAGATTGATAGCGAAATAGCTAAATTATCTAAACTTGGGGAGGTTGCTGATACACAGACCATCTCAAAATTGCAGTCTTACAGGAATGAGCTTGCATCTGGTAACGTTGATATTTCTCAATTAAGGGATTTAAGGACTCAATTTAGACAAGACGTTAAGGGTGAGAGAATGGCTATGCCTAATCGCTCTGACGCTGCGATAAATAGAGTTTATAAAGCCATGTCTGATGACGCTAGTGATGCAATATCATCAAACTTAGGTGCTGATGCTTTACGCAAATATAACCAAGCTAATGCTATCTATGCCGATGAAGCAAATAAGATATTAAATACTCGATTGAAGAACATCTTAACCAAAGGTGATTTAACGCCAGAGGTAGTTAATAATATTTTATTTAGCAAAAACAGATCTGAAATTAGGAGTTTATATAACTCAGTTGACACCCGAGGTCGTGCTCAAATGAGGAATGCCATTATTGGTAAAGCAATTGAGAAAGCGGGAGACTCCCCCGATCAGTTCTTGAGGCAACTAAATATCATGTCAAACCAAACAGGGATAGCATTTAGAGGTCAAGATGCTATTTATATAAATGGCTTGAAGAAGTATTTAGAAGCGACCAAACAAGCCGCAAAAGCTGGCGTCACAACGCCGACTGGTCAGCAAGCAATTCCGTTCATACTTGGCCTAGGCGCAGCCATAAAACCATCAACCGCAATTGGTGCTGGAACTTATGGTGCACTAGCTCGCATTTATGAAAGTAAACCAGTTAGAGAGGCGGTGATGAGATTAGCTGGAACTCCAGCAGGAACAAGTAAGTTCGAAAAGGCAGTCTCTACAATCTCACAAAGTTTAAGTGCTGGCTCGCAGGCGAAAAATAGGGAGTAATAATAAATCTATTTTGATATTATGTTTAAATATTGAAAATACCTTATAGGTGCAGGCGTTATGAATCTAGAAAGAAGGAAGAATATATTTTTTCTTACTATTTTTTTAGCATGGCTTTATTGTTTTTTTGTGTTAGATGTGAGCCTAGATGATTACTCATGGCCAATCAGGATTGGATTTATTGGTGCAATATATACTTTTTACATTATTTTTATTATGTTCCCGTTTTACTCAGGAGAGTTAGATAAACAAATGTACATAAATAGTCATCTAACCAATGAGTTAAGTGATTTGAGAGATGAGTTAGCCAGCCTTAAATGCAAATTGCAGATCATTGAAAGTGATATAGATAAATAAACAAATTTACATTTATAAATAACCGCTTAATTGCGGTTTTTTTACGTCCAAAACACACCAGATTAAAGCTGGTGCGACTACTCACGCTTGGAGAAAGCAATGTCTGATATTATCCCTAATGTCGTCGTATCAATGCCATCACAATTATTCACTCTCGCAAGGAAATTCCAAGCGGCGAGTAATGGTAAGATTTTTATTGGTAAGATTGATACAGATCCAACATTACCAGAAAATCAAATTCAGGTTTATTTAGAAAATGAAGATGGTTCCCACATTCCAGTTCATCAGCCATTAATTATCAATCAAGCTGGTTTTCCTGTTTATAACGGTCAGATTGCTAAGTTTGTAACAGTTGAAGGTCATAGCATGGCCGTGTATGACAGTTACGGAGCGCAGCAATTCTACTACCCTAACGTATTGAAGTATAGCCCTGATCAGTTTGAGAGCAGGTTTAAAAATGAATTATCACAACCTGATGGGTATACATTGATTGGTGGTCTGGAAGGAAGATTATCAATCCTTGATATCAGTTTAATTGACGGCAATAAGAATTCTGACTTTTTAAATTCTATTTTTGAGGAGTTTAAAGGTAAAAATGTTACATTGTATTCAAGTCTCAGTATTGAGTTCAATATAGATAAGGAAACCACGTTATATGGTGATTTTGATTTAAGTAATTGTATTTTTAACTTAAATGGAGGGCGAGTAAACTATAATGATGAGCGCAATGATTATGTAACAAAAATTGAACTTACTGATTATCCACTTAAAGAATTAAGCAAAAAAATAGCATCATTAGAATCATTTATAGGATGGGAAAATAGTTTAGTAAAAATAACCTCAAATGAGGTTGATTTGTATAGATACCTGAATGGTGAATACATTCCAAAGTATAAAGGAGAGACTAACTTCCACTCAAAAAATGGTGATTTATTGTATTCACTAAAAAATGAATATAACAATCCAGTTGATTGCTATTTAATAAAGCTACCCACAAGACGAAATAAAATAAAATTACCTCAGTTTATTGGTGTTGTTAACCGATGGGCTTTTAATATACAGAGATCACTGGTTGATGTTTACTCAAGATATGATAACACGTTGACATCAGTACCAGACAATCACTCCATACTTAGTTCTGGAGACACCTATGGAGTTAATTGGTTCGTTAATATGGCGGGGCTAGAGCAATCCAATAATAACTCACGATACTCAATATTAATGGAGTATGTATTAAAACATAGATTTATAGATAGCACATGCGGAAAAGGGTGGAGAGCTATTGATGGAAACTATTGTAGAGATATTTCCATTGAAGGTTGTAATTTTGATTCAGTATCATTTCACTATGGCTCTTCAAAGATAAAAATTGAAAATAGCATTATACCTAACTCGTCATTTGGTACAGGTGCTCATGATGAGAGCATTGACATAATAAATAGCACAATACAAAGAACGGGTGTTAGATCTGATTATGGAGAACTTAAAGGTGATTTCAATATCATTGGAGGAAAGGTCATTGCACCAGAGTTATCTGGGGTTCATGGTTTTTTTTCATGCTATCCCGGTAACGTAACAAAAGATAAGAAACAACCGAGGATTTTACATTTACCTAAAAAAATAAGAATATCTACAAATATATGCTGGAGCAATGAAACGACATTAAACTTGGTAGAATTTAGAAATAATTTCTATAATGATGGCAGCTATGATTATTTTTATATGCCTGAAGTATACGATATAAGTGGCTGCATCCTTGATGGTGTTAATGCTACTTTTGAGTTAACAACAGATACTGGCATTAATGAAAATAATTTCATTAACTTAATTCTAACTCCTTTATCATCAGAAAAAACAAAACTATCAATAAAAATAGGTAGGAACATAGGTGTTTATAATTATAACATTAGATCAAGTATAAACATGGAATTTGGTAGTAATATTATATATGGTAGCAAAGATTGCTCATTTACCGCTGAAAAATGTTCTGTAGGTGGTATGATATTGTCTTCATCTGGAAATTCAACTTACTTGGGTTATATGTCATTATCAAAATTAGAATATATAATACCAGAAAATGGGAATCACAACTTAAGTTGTGATGGTTTTACCTTTTTTAATGAAGTTACTTTCAATGGTACAAAATACATGAATAAAAACGGTAACAAACCGATAATTAATGTATGGGCTAATTCATCAAAAGGGAACATAGCTATAAATGCAAAATCAACAGATAGCAGGGATGTGTTAGACAAAAAAACTCTTATATGCCCAAGGGAAGGTGAAGCAGGTAATTTTTAGTAAAAAAGGCTAGATATAAATCTAGCCTTTTCTATTATTTAAATATTATGAAGTACACATTATCATTTTCGCGTATTGTCACTATTCTATTTTCTTTTACAATAGTTGAACTTTCAATTTTTCCTACTTCTAAAGACCTAGACTTTCCATACATAACCATCCCTTTCCCGTAGATTCCATTTGAATACAAAAATGGGCCACTCCAATACCATTGGCTAAGGTAGTGTGGTATTATTTTCTTTAAATGAGGAATTGCTTTTGTTATTTCCTGAGCTTCTGGTGACGGTCTTGACTCGCCAATAATAACTAATTTTTTTCTTCCATCCAGAACTCCAGATATATTTGATAGAAATAAATTTTTTTCAAAATTATACTGTGATTTTATCGCATTATTATATGATGCTGAAACAATAATCCCTGTAACCAAGTAAATCACAATGCATAATTTAAATATCTTATTATTTGAAATAAATCAAAAATAAAAAATCAAGAAAACAAAATAATTGAAAGGCGTTGCTATTCTTAATGCCGTAACTTGATTTTTTATCAAAATAAATGTTGCAAATGATAAAAAAAATGAAGAAAATAAAAAAATAATAAATAAAATTCTGTTTTTTATCGTTATCTTTTTGTTCTTTATTAATAAAAATAAAATAGAAATAGATATTATTACCAATGGAATTATATATGGGCCATCAATAACTAATGATGTCATTTTAAATACATATTTTAAATTTGATAATATATAACTAATAGATTCACTAGATATATTAACTGTGCTTCCTCTAGATTCTTTATACCCACTTCCAATAATACTGATTATAACAAAATAAGACGCTATTGATATTAAAAATGATAAAATTGATATGGAAATTATTTTGAGTGTTTCGAGAGCATCTTTTCTATTCACGCACACTAAATAGTATGTGTGTATAATTATAGATATTGTATATATAAATATTGAAGATTGATATATAAATAATATAGATATTATTGATATTATACTAACCACAAAATAATAAAATATTCTATTTACTGTAAGTAATGGAATTGTAGCAATGAGCATAGAAATGGACATAGGTAGCGAGTCCCATTTATATGCGAAATTTTCAATTATGAAAGGGCCTGATAATGGAATAATAGAAAAAAGTATACTATATTTAATATCTTTAATTTCTATTGAACTTGCTATTATCAATCCAGATAAAAAAACAAACAATGATGCAAGAATTGTTGGTATTGGATGAATGTTAACAAATGTTCCTAGAGATGCTATGTAGTATATAATAGTAGACAGATATCTACCATCATGAGACCAACCATAAGATATTGAGTTCCTTCCCAAGTCATCTATATATGGCGTTCCATTATTGATAAAAAACGCCATATATAGTACCGGAACTATAAAAATTAAATATTTTTTATATGAGGTCATTATTTATTTCTCTTCAATAGATACTTAGGTCTTTTCTTGCTTTCAACATATATTCTTCCGATATACTCACCAAGAACACCAATACCAATAAGTTGAATACCACCAAGGAATAAAATAGAAACTAATAGTGATGGATAGCCAGGTACTGGGTTTCCCCACACCATCTTATCTATAATCATCCATCCGCCATAAAAAAATGAAATGGCACCAACAAATAAACCAATATAAGTCCACATGCGGAGTGGAAAGGTTGAAAAACTGGTGATCCCCTCTAATGCAAGATTCCAAAGCTTCCAGCCATTAAACTTGGATTCTCCAGCGGAACGCTCAGCGCGAGAATATTCGACGATATCTACTTTTCCACCCACCCAAGATAGAACGCCTTTCATAAATAGATTGCGTTCAGGAAGCAACTTAATATTCTCAACCGTTTCACGAGACATTAAACGGAAGTCACCCACGTTTTCTTCAATCTTCGGTGTGCTGATTTTATTATGCAGTTTATAAAACCATTCTGCTGTTTTACGCTTCAACCAGCCATCAGTAGATCGGTCAGTTCTTTTTGCTAAAACAACATCAGCACCTTGTTTCCATTTTTCTATTAATTGTGGAATAACTTCTATTGGGTCTTGAAGGTCAACATCAATTGGGATTATTGCTTCACCAGTGGCATGATCTAATCCAGCAAAAAGTGCAGGTTCTTTACCAAAGTTTCTAGTAAAACTTAATGCTACTACTTGTTCATCAGCTAACGACAGCGCATTAATGATATTTTCAGTTGAATCTTTACTACCATCATTGATAAAAATAATTTCAACGTCATATTTTTTTAGTTCTTCATTTTCACGAACCGTTTTATAAAAAATAGGTATCGCTTCTTCTTCGTTGAAAACAGGAACAACTAAAGAAATTTTCATTACTCTATTCCTTTAAAGACAAATAATTTTGAGTAGAAAAAACCGAGAACAAGGCTAATTGCTGAAAAAGCAACTAGGGTAATTATTGGCATCGCATCGAGTTTATCGGCTATAAATCCAGTCAAGTAACTTAGTACACCCATAAATACTGTGAATGCAATATATCGACCACCGGTTGCTTTCTTTTTAAATGTAAACTTAGCGTTAGCAAAGAATGAGAAGGTAACAGCAATGATGAATGCGATCAGGTTTGCAGTAGCCTGTGTTGTGGTAACTAAATAAACGAAAATGCCGAACACCACCCAATGCAAGAGCGTGTTAATAACACCAACAGAGAAGTATCGTGCAAATAACTGGAGCATATTAAATTATCTATAATAAAAATTGATGGGTGAGTTTAGCACTAATGTAAATTTAGGTCAGTAGTGGATATGCATACAACTATTTAGTTTTTGGAGAGTATAGCAGGGTGGGAGAATTTTGGAGTGTGTCATTTTTGTGTCGTACACAACGACACATCAACGACATTGTGAGGTGATTAACGACACGTAACGACACAAAACCAAATGCGAACAAGGATAAATCTAGTTATTCCATGGTGTTAAATGATGCTCTACGTTCTTCTAAGCCGTAGGTCACAGGTTCGAATCCTGTAGGGCGTACCATTTAAAATCAACACCTTATGCGATTTTTAAAAAAATCTGCGAGATATGCGGGTCAAGTAACGGGTCAAATTAGCATTACCATTTTTCGCTTTTAACCCACTCTTCATAGACATGTTCAGGCCAACCTAAAAATGTACCACCTTTCGTTTTTTGTGGTCTTGGAAACTCCTTTCTCTTTGCATACATTCTCCATAACGTAGTTTTACTTTTCTCTGTCGATTAAATTGGGCTGTGTTGATAACAGTATTGAAACGCCACTCGACGTTAATAAACAGTCACTTATTTGGAACGACTCTGCAGTTATAGAGGACGGTTCTATTCTCGTGAGAATGCGTGAGATAGAAGAAGCACAGAAAGCGGAAAAAATACAGACAGAAAGAAGAGGAAGAAAGCTAGGATAGCATAAATAACATTCATTCATATTAATATAAAAAGATAATCACAATATAATAAATCTTTATATTGTGATTATCAATTATTCTAAAAATTAGACACCAAAGTTAAAAGTGAGAACAGCCTCCCCGATAAAATCTAAACCATTAGATAAATCTATTCCTTTTTTACTTAATTCATCTTTAGATAAAATAAAGGTACCATTTGAATTACCATGCCTGAAATTTGATTGGAAAACTTGACCTGGAATTAGAGCCAAGGCATTTTTATCAACACCTGATTGTTGTTCTGATGTCCAACCATTAGTTGGCCCTTTGTATAGGACGTTGTTGTAGCTTTTTCCTGTAATTGCAACATCGTTTGCCCGTGAAATAAATGCTGGTTTACCATCGACCGTAGCATCACTCCATATGAAATCAGCCGCTCCAACTGTATTTTCAGGATTTGCTTTATCAACTAAATGAAACCATTCTGACGTATTATTAACACTTAATTCCGTGTCACCATAAGTATCAGACGCAACAAATGTTAAATATGTTTTTGCATCGCATTCAACCGTAACGACATTATGAGCTACAATGCCAGAGTAAGAGTAAATTTTCGATTGAGGGATAAGTGATGGGCTTATTCTTCCATAATCAAAAAGGACATCACTTTGTGTCGCCCCATTAATAGTACAAGTTGGCGGCTTAATATCACCGTTGATTTTTAAGTTAGCTACAGGGGATTTAGCCAATACTGGCGTTGACATTATAGCCAACATAGTAAGGCTAAGTAATACTTTTTTCAT